GCACTTTCAGTCAAGCGGATATTAAAAAACAGTCTTTTCTTGGATAATGTGCTGACTTTAAAGGCTGATAACCCCAAGCATGGCCAGTTAGATGTCGAGAGAAGAGAAATAAGGGGGATGTGGCAAGCATTACGCATAATAAGTCAAAAGATTATTTGATATGGAAGAAAGGGCTATTGACAGATTACGAAAATTTGCAAGGTATGCACGTGATAAGGGAGTTGTCAAAGGCGAGAACTCGTTTGAGGCTTATTGTGAATTATCAAATAGATACATTTATAATTCCATAAGGAACGGGAAGGGGGCTATTGGAACTGATATAATAGCTCGTATTGTGGATAAGTTCCCGGAATTGAATGTGAAGTGGCTTTGTACTGGCAAAGGGAATATGATTGAGACGGATATTGATGCGAATGTCAACTACAAAGCAGCTTATGAAGGTGCGATGATGCAGATAGAAGCACTGCATAAAATTATAGAAGAAAATAAGCGGAGATGATATAAATATGATACCATTAATATATTTTTAATAAGTATTTTATTGATTATACAATGCTTTCGTTTATTACGCCAATGCTTTCTCCAACCGTTCTTTCCAGACCTCGAAAGCCCCGCAGTATTTATCCGCTTTCAGTCCGTCCGGCTCTATCACATTGATCTTTTTCAGGGAAGCAAACGCCTCTTCCGCCGACGCATAGATGCCGGCCCCGATACCGGCGCCTTTGGCAGCCCCGACAGCCCCGTTCGTATCGTAAAGTTCGATCACCGTTCCTGTCACACCAGCCAACGCATCCCGGAAAATAGGGCTTAGGAACAGGTTGGCATTACCGGCACGGATCACCCCGATATCGATCCCCATCTCATTCATGATATCCATGCCATATTTGAAAGAGAAGACAATCCCTTCCTGTGCGGCACGGGCGACATGAGCTTTATTATGAATGTTGAAATTCAGCCCGTGAATGGAGCAATCCACCTGCTTGTTCTGTAACATACGCTCCGCACCGTTCCCGAAAGGCAGAATCGAGAGGCCCTCCGAACCGATCGGAACAGTCGCCGCCAGCTCGTTCAATGCAGGATAGCTTATACCTTCCGGAGCTACATTCCGCTTCACCCACGAATTGAGGATTCCGACCCCGTTGATACACAGAAGGACCCCTAAACGCGTCCGGTCGGCCGAATGGTTCACATGCGCAAACGTATTCACACGGGACA